TATGGGAAAGCATGATATGGTATTCTATATGGAGTAAATGGATTTATTACAGCTCTTAATACTTCATGTCCACATGTCCATACATTTACTTGTACTTCATCTAAATCATCAACACTGTCGGGTAAGTCAATACCTACTTCTTTTGCATATTCTGCATCCATGATTCCCCAGTATTCTAAGACTTCAAAGTTACTTTGATAATCTTCATCAGCTCTATCGTCATCTTTTAACGAATACTCAAAATCTTTTTCTACGTAATTAGGACCCATTTGAATTGTTGCACGTATTGCATCTTCATTAAAGTAAGGCATATTACGTAACTGCCTTAACTGACTCTTATTCATTTTATGTCTATGAATAATGTATTCACATTCTTCCATAGTAGTTGCTGTAGGGTCTGGATAAAAATCCCAGCAACTTACAAATTCTATTCTAGGTACTCTAACTTCTAAAGGATTATAAGTTCTTGTACCGTCTTCTTCTGTGTCCCATTTATTTAATTTTTTATTTACATTAAATGGTCCTTTCATAATTCCAGTACCAAGTAAAGCTGCTTCAAGTAAAGCATTTCTTATTTCTGAAGAACCATTAGACTCTTCTATTTGGTCATGGATTAGTTTCTCCATTCTTCTTGCAGCTTTTTGTGCAGGAGATACTTCTAAAGCTTGTGGGTCAGGACTAGCTCCATCTTTTAATATACCTAACTTATCTGCTTGGTCTTCAAGACTATCTTCAAATACACCATTGTAAAAACTAGCACCGGGCTTTAAAGTTTTACCATCACCTTCATAACCAACATCATAAGGATTTACATTTGCACCTTCTCTATTACCAATATCATCCGGTAATTCTTCAGGCATTGATGTTTCTAAACCGGGAGTTGGGTTTGAAGTATCTAGATGTGCGTAGTCTGTTTCACCTTCAGGTATTTTAGTTTCTGAAATTCCTATCGGAAATTTACCTGTACCAAAAATAACATCTACTAACTGACCAAATGCAGCAAGTACTTTAGTCTTAGTAACCTTTACAAATACCCGAGACTTTTCAGAGTCTCTAAATCTTATTGACTTGTTATATAAACCTCTATAGTTTTCGTATGCACGTAACCATCTTCGTTCATCTGTTTCTCTAGCATCTTCTGCTTGAGCAAACCTACCTTGAATAATACCTATTAAGTTTCTTTGTTGGTCTTCTGGTATGTTTAAAGTTTTCCCAGACTCACCTTCTACTTCTTCGTAGATATTATCAGCATTTAAAAATGTGTTATCTTCTGCCATATTTAATAACCAAATCCTGTGTCAGCAGGTTTATATAAATCTTCTTTTATTCTTAACATCCTATCATGAGGATGGTCCATTCTTGGTCTACTCATAATTAGATACCTTAAAGCATCATAAGCATGGTCAGCAGCATGAGTATCCACATCTTCAGGGTTACTCTTAGATAACGGAAGACTTTGAAGTTCTTTAATTAGATTGGGACATGTGTTAAATATCTGCAATCTAGGTCTTCCAGTACCTGTATTTACTCGTAAATGCTCATGTATCTGAGCTTTACCTGCTATTCTATTTTTATCAGCTCTTCTTAGTTTATGTCCTTTATTAACTAAGATTTCACCAATAGTAGGACCAGTATATCCAGTCCTTGACCAAGCTGCTGTATCAAGTACACCAGTTATGGATTTTATTTCATTATCTTCCATTTCTGTGATAATGTCGCCTAGAGCTTCGCCTGTTAAACCTTTTTTGTATAATTCTCTATATATAATAATGGTTTTGTCTTCAGGGTCGATAGCAGCCCATAAGCAACAACTTTCAGCAGCATAACCGTAGTCTACTGCTTTAACTCTTTCCCACCACCCCGGTAACTCGAAAGGTGGTATGACGTGAACCGGAGGTTCAAACTCAGCAAAGGCTGCTCCTTCATTTATGTCCCAGTTACCTTCTAGCAGTTGTTTTCTTTGAACTGCCGGTAAGGACTGTAGCATCCTTTCGTATTCACCGTCTTCTGCTAAGTATGGATTATCCTGTAACTTAGCTGGTATAAACTTTCTAGTGAGACCGTCTTTACCTATAAAACTTTTATTCTCTGTTGCAGGTTCTACGTATCTCTTCTTAACCCAAGCAGCACCAACACCACCGGGGTTAGCTGTACATCTTAGATATGTTTTAAGTTCTGGATTGGTAGTTCTTAAACGTGATGCTAAGTAGTTCCATCCAAATTCTGTGGGTAAGTGAGTTATCTCATCAAACCCTATCCAACTGTACGCTTGTCCTTGGTAACGATAAACATCTGCATCTCGTTCCAAGAACCCAAACTCAATCTTTGCTCCACTTGGGAACTGCCATAACTTTTCTACTTCTTTAAACTTAGCACCTTTAAAGGCTCTAGGATAAAGTTCTCGAGATTTATCTATAATCTCTCTAAGTTCTGGCATAGACCTCCTAAGTATCAAAGCTCTATGCTCTGTTATGTGGCAGTATCGCAATGGGTCTATTAACATTGCAAAACTTTTACCACCACCTGCTGCTCCACCGTAAAGAACATCTTTCTCACCAGCAGCAAGGAAGTCTGTCTGAGGTCCTTCGTTTGGCATAAAAGCCACGTAAGAACCTGTTTCATCTATATGCTTCTGTATAGGGTCAGGTAACTTTTTAGTTTCTGACTCAGTTAAAACATTAGATGTTAAAACTTTCTCTTCTTCGTCAAGTTCTTTCTTGACTCTAGCTAAACTTCTTGTTAGCTTTTTAACTTTCTGATTCTTTTTAGTTAGCTTCTTTTTTGCTTGTAAAGCCAACTTAAGTCCAGATAGTTCTGAATTTTTAGGTCTACCGGGTTTCTTCTTCGGAGTACCATCTTTCTTTAGTATATAACTCCCATCAGGATTTGTCAAGTATTTTTCTGAATTATTTTTATTTTCGTCCATATACTTTATCTACGTGTTTTTTCAATCCGGGTCTAGACATCTTACGTCCTGTTTCTGCCTCTAACCAATCTACTCCAATACCTAGACTAATTTCACCATGAAATACAGCTTCTGAAACTTCTTTTAATATTTGCAACTCTTCTTCGATAGGTTTTAAATAACCTTCAAAGTCTGTATCTTCTTGATATCCAAATGGAACTGTTGAAGATGTTCTTCTTATATATTCTTCTGGGATAAACATTATTTTACCTTTCTATACTTTCTAACCTTTCTAGCTGTTTTCTTTGGTTGCTTACTAAACTGTTTTCCTTTTTTTGTATCTTCTCTTTTCTTTCTTGTTGTTCTTGCGTATTCTTCTTTTGAGAGTGCCTTAATAGCCTTCTCTGGGAGATACCTCTCCCCTGTCTCTGACGATTTCTTACCACTCTTAGTACGCCACTTTTGTTTTGTCCAAGCTCTTAAACTTCTTTGAGACTTCTTTAACTTTGACATTATTTATAGCCACCACCTTTAGCTTTATATTCTTTTGCAAGAAGCTGGGCTTTTCGAGCAGACCATTGTCCGGCTTTACCACCTTTAGTACCAGCTTTAATCTTTTCGAAAAGCCTCTTACGCATAGTCGGTTTCGTATAGTTACCGGCTTTATTAACAGTTGACTTTTTCTTAGTCGTTGTCGTTTTCTTTCTTGGCATTATCATCCTCCTTTTTCTTGGCGAAAATTTTATCCCAGTTCTCACTGAACTCATCACGAGTAATGTTACCGGGTTTGCCTTGATTACGTCTCATAGAGAGTCTACTGTTTTGTTTGTGTAAGGCTTTAAATTTAAAGTGTCCTGCGTGTGGCATATTATTTTCCTATGAATGTCTTTACAACTTTCTGAAGTCTAGAACATTTCATAAACTTATGAAACTTTTTAAAGTATTTCTTCATATTACCATTAGTCGTTGCGACTACCATTTAACCTTGTCAGCCCAATAAGCTGCTGACATTTTTCCTTTCTTAATGTTCTTAGCGTGTCTTGCTTTAAAAGAACGTCTTTTTGCTTTCATTCTATCTGATTCACCTGCTTTAGGTTTACCAGCAGTCTTAGCACCTTTTTGACCAAACCTAATAGTCTTTATCTTGTCACCTTCTTTAGCAACAACTATATGTGATTTAGTTTTATGTCCCGGAGTTCTTTTAGGTTTGTTATAACCTGATACTCCTGCTCGTTCTAATCTAGGGTCTTTCTTGCTCATTAGTGAACTGTCCTTTCTTTTACTTCTGTATCATGTTGAAGCTCTTGAATCTCTCCAAGTACTAACAACCCATATTGTATAGCTATTCTATTTGCTTCTCCTACTGTATCTGCTTTGATGTAAGGACCTAAAGAAGACCTATCATCTATATCTACAAACTCAGTTATCCACAGTTTAGTCATTACTGACTACCTCATAGTCACCGTCTTCAGTTTCTTCTAAGTCTAAAGGTGCTTTATCAGGCATAAGAAAGATACCACCACTATTCATATTATGATTAATATCTACTTTATCTACTTTAGAAACTCCAACCCTATCAAGTAAAGTCTGTGCAGCAGCTAGTTTGTTATTAGCCTGTACAATGGGTCTTTTAGATTCCATTATCTCTACCACCTTAAAAGCTGCTTTAGGGGCTGAGTTAGCTAGTATCTCTTGAGTAAGTTCTAGTATCTCAGACTTTAAAGTCTTTACAACGTGATGGTAGTGAGAAGTATAACCTGCAAGTTCAGCAGCTTTCTTAGCATCTCCACCTGTATCGACTAGGTGATTAAGAAAGTCCTGTTGCTTTTCAGTTAGTTCTCTTTTTCTACTTTTGTTATCTATAGTTGGAAGTATAGCCATGAATCTAGTATACACGTCAAAATTAAACTTGTCAAGTCTTAAAAGCATTTTAGAAGTTTTTTAACTTTTTTCTCTAAAGACTTGACAAAAGTGAATTTGAAGTGTACAATAACATTGTGGTCCCCCACGGTCAATATATCCCCCAGAGACACGAAAAAGACATCTACAAGGTGGAGGGATTTGTGTGTCTAAAAATACCTTTAAAGACTTTAAAGATTTTAGAGTTTTAATGTCGGGGCGTTAACTAGTTCTGGTTAATGGTCATTTTCCTGTATAATGTATAATCATGCTATAGATATATAGGGTAGAGGGTATGGTCTCCTGCCCACCCCTGAGAAGATTTTAGAAATGATAACTTTAGACCTCAATGGTTTCTATCTCACTTGAAAGGCTTCGGAGTCTGTGGGCTTTACTGAACTCTTGTCTTTGGATACAAAACTATAGTATCTTAGATATACTTTTGGGATTTACCAAGTTAATAAATAAATGCATAAGCCTTCTTGAAGGTGCTTAAGAGTCTTTAATCTCTATCCAGTCTGTAGCATTGACACCTTGGATATCCTCTTAAACCTTCCTAGTCCAACTAAAGCACCTTCCCTATCAAACTTGTATGTCCAATTGCCCAACAATGACTAAACAAATCTAGACAAGAACTTCTAAGTCTTTGACGAACACATCTATATCAAGTGTATTTTCATCACATTTCTCTCCCTCAAGAAATAAATCCATAAACACTCTGCAATTGTAAAGCCTTCCAAGTGTTCAGCATCAAAACCATTAGCACTATCTTTTGTTTCAAATCATAAATCCCACTAACGACTAAAACCATACTGAACACTCGCACTCGATAAACCGTGAAAATTCATAGAGTTTCGATGTCTAACTACCTGATAAGAATCATATGTGTCTCCTTGTTTTTCTAGTTTACAAGAACATAAAGATTTTTAAGTGGCAAATGTTTACAGTATTTCCTCGAAGACTCGGAAATCTATAAAACTTTTACTGCGTAAAACTCAAGCATTTGCAACTTCCAAATCTTCATGTTTTTTGTTAAAATATAACAAGGAGACATTATGATACTAATCAGCTACTCAAACAACGAAACTCTAGAGTTTTCAACAGTTTCTCAAGCACAAATGTTCACTATGGATTTATTCATAAGTGGCATTCATGCTGTGAAAGTCAGATGCACTAATGCTTCTGATACTAACCACTTGCAAGACTACATTGCAGGTATTTATAAATCCATTTCTTAAAGGAGAAAAATATGGAAAATACATTTGATATAAACGCATTCGACAAAGACAGAACTTCTAGCCCAGCTTCGTTCAATCAATGTCGAGCAATTGGGTACAAGTTCGCTAAGAAAGGTGCTAAGATGGACTGGAAGCTTCAAAAGCAAATCCAAGGATGTCTTTACAGCCTAGCTAAAGATGAAAGACTAACCTTCAAGAAGGCTCATACAATTCTTCAAGGTAAATCTCTTCCAAAAGTATATCTTGATAAAATAGCCTTGTATCTCAAAGAGCAAGGTTAACTAAAACCTCAAAGACTCTCTCGCCTTTCAAGTGAGAGAGTTTTTTTATGCCTAGAATTTATCATAACTTAAGAACTCTAAAATCTTCTCAGCTTAATTAATGATGAAGGCTTTTTATATGGCATCCGACCATACCAAAGAAGTAAGTAACTTAATTAAATTTAAACTTAAAACTCGAGTCTTAAATAGGTTGCCTGAGGCTTTTGATTGAGGGCAAACTTAAAGTTTAAGAGGGTGTTTTTTAAAAGTGGGGGCTTTTGATTGAGGGCAAAACCTGTGGATAACTTAAGATTTAATAGGTATATCCTGTTAATTACTTGTGGATAACTTAGAATTATTTGTGGATAACTTAGAATTATCTGTGGATAACCTGTGAATTTAACTTTAAATTTGAATTTAAGTTTAAACTTTAAAATTATTTTAAAATTATACTTAAAGACTCAGCAAACTTTAAATATAAGTATATACTTTAAGTTTGTTAAGACGCTTGACTTTCTCGGTGGCTCGGCTAAAATGGGTGTCGGCTCAGCGAGGAACAAATCCCCGCTTAACTTTAAAAAATATTGGAGATAAATATGCAAGGCAAAATCAAATGTAAAAATCCTAATGGTAAATTAAATATGCAAACAATCTTAGATTCAAAATTGAAGGTTGAAAAGTTCAACAGTTTTGATAAATTAGAACGATATATCAATGAGTTAGGTTATGTTGCAAAAGCTAGAAACTATTTCAAAGAAGATAGGTCGATAGTATATAGACATAAGTCTAATAAAAAACAACACTTGTTTGTTAAATCAACCTTTGACTTTTTGAATGACAACACTATGGAAATGGGAACAGTTTGGACGATTAGCAAACTTTAAATATAAATATATACTTTAAGTTTGTTAAAACGCTTGACATCTGCTCGGCAAAACGATATAATTTGTCGGTCAGCAACCAACCGAGACTTCAAAGTCTCATAAATATAGGAGATATTATGGACGACTTAGACCACTTAGAATTTCTTGATTTTATGAACGAACAGGAATTAAAATCAGAAACCATTGAAGCTAATAATGAATTAGCTGAAGATATTAACCCAACAGTATAGGAGATAGATATGATAAAAACATTTAGACACACACCAATAACAGATGATAATACTAATTATTTTGCTTTGTCTTTGATTGACAGAGGTCTTGCAGATACTAGAGCTTTAGCAATTACCAAAGGTCTTGAAGATAATAATTGGGACAGAGTTGTTTCAGCAATACTAAATTGCGATGGCTTTAACTTTCCAAGACTACTTAGAATTGAGCCTAGATTAATTCATTTGGCTTTGGAAAAAACTAACGATGGTGCTTTGAGAGAAAGATTAGAGCAGTATCAAACAGCTTAAACTTAAAATAAAAAGGAGATAGATATGAGAAAATTAATACATAAACTATTAGGTATTGATGGCTACTATGATTTTGTGAAAAAGATATTAGTAGCTGAAGCTAGAATGAGAGATTTAGAGTCTGAATACCAAGATATTAAATATGACTTTGAAGGTCTTGAATACACAGTAGGTGAACTAGAATGTAGAATAGATGAACTAGAGTCTATTGATTTTGACGACCTTAAATATGATTTAAAATCAGAAACAGAGTCTTTGAAAGAAGAAGTTGAAGAAGTTTTATCAAACTTCGAAAGCATGACAGAGGGCTACACAGTCTCTGTTAAATTAAACCCACCATCATAAGGAGATATTATGAAATATATATATGGAAAAAGAGATACAAAAACTGTTGTATCAATCGACAAAGCACCACAAAGTATTCAAAGACTTTGGAATCAAGCAAACTCTTTAGGAGTTAATATTGTTAGAGTTAGGGCTAACAAAGAACGATATGAAACTACTCAAGGAGATACTTTCTTTGGATATCATGCTGGTAAAGTATCAGTGTATAATCAAAAG